TGTTAATTTTGTTTTATTGGTTGTTAAATCACCATTAGGTAAAAAATATCTACCACTTGGTGGAACAAACTTAATCATACTATCTGTATCAATAAATCTAAAATTGTTTCCTGTAAATGTACCTACTGTAATTGGTGCATTGTTAACAGTATTTCTAAAATATCCTGTTGAACCGTTACTTGTATCTGTAGATTTTACCCAGTCAATGTTCAAACCTTCTGTTTGAATACGTGTAAACTTATCATAGTAAAAACTTTTAGTACCAATGCCTGCAATAATAGGTTCTATATTATTTCGTAAAACACCTAACACATCATTTCTTGTGCTGAATGTAAAATTAAAATCTATTTCATAATCATTTTTATAAAGTATTCCGTCGTCTGCCATTATGTTGGTGCTTGAATATTTTCCTGTAGGATCTTTAATTTCGTACTGTCTTGATATTCCGCTACTTGCTCTATTAACTGCTTTGGCTTTAACAACTTGTGGATTACTTGTTAAGGGTAAAGTATTATAATCTTCACCAGTAATCATTCTGTTTTGTGTGTAATATGATTGTGGAGCATTATTTCTTATACTAGCAAGAGATTCTGTTGCACTTGCATTAGTCACTGTTGACTGTAATGCACATTGTACAGTTAAAGTGTTAACTTGACCGCTTTTTGAAATATATGGTAATTCAATAATTATGTTTTGTAAGTCTGCTGGTCTAATACTATATGTTAATCCATTTGATACTCTGTAATAAACTCTAAAGTTTCCATTTGGTAAATCTCCAAACGAACCATCAGCAAAATTTAAACTAACCTTGTCTTGATCTCTTGATATAACACTGTAAATTTTTCTATTGTCTTTTGATGCTGAATTGTAAATTGCATTAGAACCAATTACACTATCTAGTTTTGTCCATTCTTGCACGTAATTTCCAAACTGATCAACTTCCCATAACCATACATCGTTGTTGTTGATGTTTGGTGTGTTTAGATTAATTACTTCATTAGTAGATGGATCACTTATTGAAAACGCACTAGTATAAGTTTCACCTTGTTTAAATTGTAAAAAGAATCCTGTATTTTCTGAACTGTTTCCACGCTTGTCATTTCTAAATAGAATACCCAAGTTGTTTCCAGGCAAAGGTGTATCTTCTACAATATTTCCATTTGATAATCCTGCACTTGTAATATTAAATTGTGTTTGAGCACCTCCAACATTTTTTTGAAATTTGAATGTAGGAATATCTGTGTTATTGGTATTAAGTTTATATTGGTCTGTTCTAATACCCCCTACTGTGTCACTTGCAGAAGGCTTACCAAATACAATAGTACCTTGAAATGCATTATTCATAATTGTATTGATTTGTTCTAACCAATTGACGTTTGAATCGTCATTCCATAAAATAAATCTATTACGTAATTCTGTGCCGTTACTGTCTGTTACGCTTTGTGTAGTTTGTATTCCAGTAACTTTTAATAACCCTGTTGCAGGTTGATTACGTTTATTATTATATCCTACTAGTCTTGCTAAACGTAGTACACTTTCTTTCTTTTGTGCTGTTTCAATAAAGTTTTCTCTAGCATTTAAGTCTGCTCTATAAGATAAACTTTGTCCTAAAAATGCAATTACATCAATTAACGCAAGATATTCACTTGATTCAATATAATCGTTGAAATCTTCTGGATAATTCTTTCGTAAGTAATTGATCATTGTCCTACGTATAGTAGGAAAATCATAAGAACTGAAGTTAGCATCAGTAAAAGATCGGTAGATTTTACTCCAATCTTGGTTTACTAAAAGTGAATTTTGTCTATCATAACTAGCCATGCAAATATTTACCTTAAATTATAAACTGCGTATATTATTTTAATCATTAGTGACTCCGGCATTTCTATCAAAAGTGTACACCATTGTTTCCAGTTGATTGTAATCTTTGAAATTAACTTCAATACTAATTTGTATTCCGTTATCACGTTCAAAAATAGTAATATTATCAACTATAATTCTAGGATCACTGTCAAGAACACGCCTTACATCATTTTCTAATATTTCAGTTGTTCGTTGTGTTAGTGGTTCATGTATCAAGTCCCATATAACACTACCAAAATTAGGATTATATATCTTTTCACCTTTTCTAATACTAAAATGATTTAATAAATCCTGTTTGATAAGTTCTATGTCATATAGTGAAAAATTCTTACTTTGATCATTTACAGAACTTGTACCTCTGTAAATTTGACTAGTCTTTTCTGTCGCTACAACGTCAGTTTTTCCGTCTACATTTATTTCTTTATACTGTGCCATACTGCTATTTACCCACGCTATCTTCCACTGGTTGTCCTATCTGTTGCGGCAGAATCTGTTTGACTCTTATCTGCTTTTTCGTGTCCTGACCACGGTTCATGCATAGGTACTCTTTTCATAATACTAAACAATAAACTGTCTCCTTTGTAGTAACCTTCATTCCATGGTTTACTAGGATCTGTAATTGGATTTTCATACACACCTTTTTCAGCAACGTTGGCACCGCCTTCTGCACTTGTATCAAAAGGAAATGGAATATTAGTTGCTAAAGCACTTAATACAACAGGCTCTGCTGGTGGTTGAACTGGACCAGGCAAGTTTAAGTGTACCGCACTTGTTCCATCTATGAACACAGTTTGTGGCGTTTGTATGTTAATGTTATCTGCTAACGCTTTTAAATTAATAGAACCTGTAATACTTGTTGCATTTACTTTTCCTTTAGCATGTATATCAATATTACCTAGCATAGGTCCTGCAACATTTGTATCTATTTTTAGATCGCCATGTACAGTTTTTGGTATAACTGGTGGAATAATTTCCCAATACAATCCCGGTGCTGGTGGAATTTTTACACTAGGTGTGTTAGGTGCAATGTTTTGTTGTAACGCTCTAAAAAACTGTGTACCAAATATTACAGTTTCCCCTTTATAATATGTTCTACCTGGGTTATATGTTTGTGCATTCCAAATTTGATTTTCTAAAACATTAGTTTTTATTTCTAATCCAGTACCGTGACTTTGTCGCATACCATACTGTGTAACTAAATCTAATTCTCCTGATCTAATTTTTGTATTAATTTTATTTGAAATGTTTAAGTTAGTTGTATTCATACTCAAATCATTTGTTGATAGAGTCATGTTTGTACCAACTATATCTAAACCACCTTTTGAGTCAAGTATAGTATCAACTGTTCCAATCATTCTTAACTGATTACCTTCAAGGTGTGCATCTTCAACACCTTTTAGATTAAGGTTTCTTCCTGCTTCAAAATTTATATCTCTATCAGCACGGAAATTAAAATCTGCTTCACTGTGAATACTAACACTGTCTTTTGCATACATATCAATTTTGCCGTCTGATGTTAATTCTATCCATGCAGTTCCGTTTTGGTTACCTATGTACAATAATTCTGCTGTGTCATGAAATAATATTTGTGCACCTTTGCTTGATCTAATTCTAACTAAATTATTAGAACCATCTGATGCACCATCGTCCATTACAAAAGTATGACCACCTAATCTTGTTAGGTTAACTGTTTGTTTTTCTATTTCGCCTCCTGGCCCAATAAATTCTACAACATCTTTTGACTTACCTACACCGCCTGGTGTATTAAATCCTATCATTTTAGAATCGTTATCTCTTAAAATACTTGATGTAGATGCTCCTCTAATTGTATCAACTAACAGTCCTTGTTTTTGTAAAACTTTTGCAAAAGGATGAATTGCTCTTTTTGCTTTGTCTCTGGTAACTCTTCCATCGTATGAACTTGCATTTTTTTCACCTGCAGGTAAACCAACAGGACTTGCAAGATCATCTAATTCTGATTTTTCTCCAACAGCATGTTCACTTCTTGCAGGTTCAGGTATAGTTTGTCCAAGTCCGGGTGGCATAATAGCACCGAGCCATACACCTCTATTTGAATCTTTGTTTGGTGTTGCAATTATCCCACGTGTACCTATTTGCGGAGTAGGTACAACCATGCCACTTGCAGTCTGCGAATCTTCAAAATTGTTTATATTATCTCCGCCTGCTGTAGGTGGTTTGTAAGATGCATGTGGTGTAATAACCATTACCATTACTTCGCCAGTACCGGCAAAATCATTTCCTACTCGTCTTACAAAAAAAGTTCCCTGTCCACCTGTTCTTGTAACTTCTGCTTCTGATATACTAGAATATAATGCATTATCGATTTCATCTCTTTCACGATACTTTTGTACTCTAGTATTTTTTTGATGTTTGTGAAATACCATTACGTTATAATTCCTTGTGTGCCGTCAGTAACATTTTTTACTTTTGTAAGTGTAGTTTGAACTGGAGATGATACTTTATTAATTGAATTTGATATAACGTTGTCTACAGGCACTCCTCCTAAACTAGCAATCTCAGTTACTGCTCCTGCTACTTCTGTGATTGGTGCAAGTGCTTCTGATACACTAGAAATCTTTGATGTAAGAGCATCTCCTGTTAATGATGCAACATCTCCAATTTCACTGATTACATCGTTGCCTTCTGATTTTGCTTTTGCAATATCTGTTCTTCCATCTCCTGAAACTTTTGGTTCAGAAAATTTGCTCAATAAATTTATCAATCCTTCTGGACTTGTAGGAATACTAAACCCAGTTGCTTGTTCTGCAAGACCAGCAACAAAACTTACAGGATCTTGTGCGGCTGATTGTGCTGTTGCTTTTGCACTTTGAATTTTTCCTGATGCGTCTGCAACTGCACTACTAAACTCTTTGACTCCTTTTGTCACTGCTTTACTGGCACTAATAAAAGGATCACCAACAGCATTTGTTGCAGTGGCTTTTGCTGATTCAAGTTTGTCTACTACTTCACTTGCGTTACTAGGAACCTTCACTATTGTAGGTTTATTGTGTTTAGACAATTCTTTTTCATTTGCAGGTCTACTGTTTATATCTTCTGTTTGACTATAAGGCATGTTATGTACTTCCCATCATACTACTTGGATCAGTATAATCTTGTGGTTGATTTTTCTTACGTGCTAATCTTAGTGTTTGTTTGAATACTCCTTCACTAAAACTATTTCTAACATTAAAAATTTGAAACACGCCGGTATACTGATCTGTCATTAATTTTTGTTCAAATTCGCCTTCTTCTAATTCTGCACTTGTAGGTACATCATCTGGATAACGTATGTTAAGTATTACATGTGGTTCGTGTGTAAAAGAATTCATTTCACCATCAGGCGTTACAATATCTGCACTTGATACTCTTGGTCTATCTGTTATTCCGCTACCTTGAATGTAAACAGGATCACCTACTATATCTAAATCACTTAGAATTAAATGTCTTTCAAAAGGTGGATTGTAAAGAAAATCTTGAAATATTTTACCTATAGCATCTCTGTTATTGGGACCTTCTTTGCCGCTTAATCTACCTACAGGTGTAGCAGGTGTTGAACCAGAATTTCCAAGTCTATTTTGTATCGCATCTTGTACAACTTGTTCCATTGTGTTTTTATCCATAAAACTATTTGTTTGTGCTTCTTTTACGTCATCACTTTTATCGCCGTTAAAGTTTGGCGGATTTAAAAGTAAAGGAGTTGTAAACAAATTGTTATATCTTATATTATAACTTAAAACGTCAATGTTTTTTCCTGTATACAAATAATTGTATTCACGTATTGCCATATTACGTAACTGTTTGGTTGTAAAAATTATATTGATTCCAGGCATAGAACTATAGTGAACATTAAATGGTGTAATAACATAATGGTACTCGTGAACAAAACGCATAGTCATTACATCAAATCCAATTATCTTAGAAATTATCTCTGTTTTGAACCAAGGAATCATTTCTGTGTCAACAATCTTATTAATTTTGGCTTGGTCTTTGAATATATCCATGTACTGACTGTTTGTTATCATAGACTCAATTACAGTCATTAATGTTGATCCTTTTCTAAACGACCAAGGTGTACCTGTAGAACTTAAATCGTATACTGTATCGTCACCTTGCACAAATTTTTCAT